ACCTTTGGGATGGCATAAATTATCTTCCAATAAGACAGGACTTAAAACGAATGCTCAATTGATAATGGAATTAGGTAGAGCCCCAGAAATTTTAACTATGGCAAAATCCGGCTTGTTGGGATTTAGCATTGGATTTGATGTTAATCCAGATAAAGATAGCTATGAAATAGTTAAAAGAGGCGGAAAGACAATTAGATATCTCAAAAAAATTGATTTATGGGAGGCTTCATTAGTAACTTTTCCGGCCAATATCCGGGCAAGAATAACTAATGTCAAATCAATTCAAGAGATAGAAGAGGCGTTAAAAACAGGCGACCCACGAGAGCTTGAACGAATTCTGCGTGAGGCTGAATTTTCCCGTCAAGCTGCCAAGGCGCTTGTTTCAAGAATCCAATTCGAGCAGCGAGAGGCTGATGAAGAAGCGGATGAAGGATTGGAGAGGAAGTTGAATTTGATTCTATCTCAAATTCAAGAAGAGAAACAGAAACTTCAGATAAAAAAGCTATTTAGGAGGTAATACAAAATGGCTGATGAGAAGAGCAAAAAGACAGAAACGAAACTGTCTGAAAATGTCCTGAATGAAATTTCCAAGGAAATTAAGTCCTTGGGTGAGGATACTAAAGAGTTGTTTGAATCGGCTCGAAATGACATTGAGCAGTTACGGTCTGATTTTGAAGCAACGGGCGAAGAAACTTCCCAACGAGCGGAAGCTCTTAAGGAAAGTTTCATGGAAAAACAAGAAACCATTGAGAAAATTCTTGGTGAGCAGAAAAAGGAACAGGAAGAAATTGTCCTGAAACTTAATGATCGACTTGACCAGGTGGAGCTGGCTAACAAGCATTCCCTCAAGGGTGGAATGACTGAAGAGGAAAAACGGGATCGTTTTTTGGAAGCCAAATCCTTTTTTGAGGGAATGGCCAGTCGGCAAGACATTAAATCTGTTCCGGCTAGTGGATTTCCTGATGAAAAAGTCGATGTTGAAGCCTATGATGGATATCTAAAGGCTTGGAAAAAATATCTGAATGTTAGAGACGAAAAGGTGATGAGCGATTCTGAGGTGAAGTTGCTCTATGTTGGCTCTGATCCTGATGGCGGCTATACGGTTCCAATTGCAACCAGTAATCGAATTATCGAAATGATCAGGGAAAGTACTCCTATGCGGGCTCTGGCTTCGAATGAAACGATTTCTACCAGCAGTCTTGAATTTCCGGTTGATGTCGATGAAGCCGGTTCCGCTTGGGTTGGGGAATTGTCTACCAGGGCGGAAACTTCTACTCCTCAGTTCGGCACGCAAAAAATACCTGTTCATGAAAATCAGGCTTGGCCTCGGGCTACTCAGAAACTTTTGGATGATAGTCAGATTGATACTGAAGCTTGGTTGGCCAAGAAGGTTGCCGAGAAGTTTTCCCGTGATGAAGCTACCGCTTTTGTCACCGGAGATGGTGTTAATAGGCCAAGGGGTTTCCTGACTTATCCGAATGGAACTTCAATTCCCGGTCAGATTGAGCAGGTGGCGATGGGTGCTGCTGCAACTATTCCTTGGGATGGTCTTCGGACGGTGAAATATCATCTGAAGGATGCTTACTGGAGTAATGCTACCTGGATCATGAATCGGATGACGGAACTTCATTTGATGTTGCTGAAAGATGGCGAAGGTCGCTATATTTGGCAGCCGATGGTTCAGGCTGGTTCCGCAAACGTTCTTGAAGGAATCCCGGTAAGACATGGAGCGGACATGCCGACTGTGGCGGCCAATGCTTTGGCCGTTGCCATTGGAGATTGGCGTCAGGCTTATTTGATTGTCGATCGTCATGGCATTCGGCTTCTCAAGGACCCCTTTACTGCTACTCCCCAGATTATTTTTAAATTCTTCCGGAGAGTTGGCGGAGACGTGATCAACTTTGAGGCTCTGAAAATTGGGGTCGTTTCCTTATAAAATAAACAATAAATGATAAAGATGGGGAGGAAAATATAAAATGTATCGAGATCAAAGACACGACATGAATTTTTTCCATGCCGTTGACGCAGCTACCATTACCACGACAACTACGACTACTGCTTGTGATACTCGTGGTTATAATTGTGTTACTTTTCTGCTCACGATCGGTTCGGATGTTGATTCCGCCGCTGGTGGGCTAACGTCAGCTAATTACTGGAAAATCAGAATTCAACATGGCTTATCCAACGCTGCGGCTGATTTCTCGGATGTTACTGATGGTCGGACCATTCTTTGCGGAAGCGGTTCGGCCATGAGCACTGCCTTAACGTCTGGTACTGTGGGCGTCATTAATGATGTGTATAGTGCTCAGACTGACTGGGGAATTGGTTATGTTGGTGATCGGCGTTATGTTCGGATGATTTTGGAGGCGGTGGCAAGTGCTCCTAATTTGCCCGTGGGAATTGTTAATATCAGGGAGCCGCTTATCAAGCCCGCTACCTAAAAATAATTAGATGATCAGGGCCAGATATTATTCTGGCCCTGATGGAGGAAAAAATTATGGCTGATTCCACGTATGAAAATCAAGCAAAAGTCTACATGAAACAAGGCGCCAATGAATTGGTGGTCGCCAATTCTGGTTCCATTAAAATTGAAGCTGGTGGATTTTTCAATGCCGACAGTCAAACCGTTTCACCGGAGATGCTTGCTTGGGGAGTGATTAGTCCCATGACTGTTGCCCATTATTCTGGGTCTGCTATGTCAGGGGCTGTTCTGTCTAACGGTCATGGATATCATGATTTGGCTTTAGCAGCTTCGGAATCCACCATTGTTATGACGATTCCCGCTCCTTCTGGTTCTGGAGCAGTGCTGACTATTGTTTGTCCTAATGCGGCTGCGGGATTTTCCGCTCTTTTGTCAACCACTACGGCAAGCACAATGCTCCCTTCTGGTAGCACCATGTCTTCTATTAGTTTCAATGCGGTGACCGAGCGGGCTGTTTTTATGAGTTCAAACGGGTCTCAATGGTCAATTGTCGACTATACCGGGGCCACCGTGAATGCGGGGTAAAAATGAAAGTTAGATTTAAGCAAAATTGTCCTGTCAATTTGACGGGTCACGATGCGAAATCTGTCAACTTTGAGGTTGGAGACGAAGTTAATTTACCTGAAAAATTGGTTGAGGTGTTAATTCGGTCAGACTTGGCGGAGGTTCTTGTTTCTGATTCAAAGAAAAAAGATGAATTTGAAAAAGAAAACGAGAAAAAAGATTCCGGTTCTGCTCCTGAAAACAAGAACATGGGTAGACCTCCCATGAATAAAAAAGGAGATAAAGAATCAAGTAAAAACGGAAGAAAGAAACAAGAAAACGGTATCAATAGACGGAGGAAGTAGGCGTGAGCCTGACTAAAATCATAGACTGGTCGGATAATGGAAACTTGTCATTTTATGTTAGTTCTGATCCGACCATAGAACCTATTTCTGTTGAAGAGTTGAAGAATTTCGCTAGAATAGATAGTCCTAGCGAAAGTGGAATTCTATCTGATTTCATTGTCATGGTTAGAAAAGCGGCTGAAGAATATACCAACAAAGCTTTTCTGAGCCAAACCATAACATGCGTGTTGGACTGGTGGCCAAAATGCAATGAGCTAATTGTTCCCGTTCGACCTCTATTATCAGCTACAGAGATAAGGGTCTATGATGGAGGATGGTCTATTTTTGATACCGATTATTATAGAGCAGACCAGGCGGCGGATCGGGTTCGGTTGGAGTCCGGGGTTTCTCCTCCTTTACCCGGCTCTGACCGACCCCGCTCCGGTATTGAAGTGGATTATGAAGCAGGATTTGGAAGTACAGCTGATTCCGTTCCTTCGCCGATTCGTCTTGCTTTATTGATTTGGGCGAGGGATGTTTATGAAAATAGAGGAATCCCCAATACTTACAGAAGTATGGGGATTTCTTATATAGAGGAAATTCCTGGACAAGCAAGAAAAATTCTAAATATGTACAGAAAGATCAAAATATGACCCAGCTTTCTCATAGACTCAGACATCGTGTTGTAATTCAGCGGGCAATTCATGTTCCAAGCCCGGATGGTGGTTCTATACCAGAGTATCAAGATATGACTACCATTTGGGGTGAGTTAAAACCGGTTTATGGAGGAACGTATTTGGCCAATAGACAAACGGATGAGAAGGTTACTCATGAATTAATTGTTAGAGAATCTTCTATTTCTAGTTTGGGAAGCAAGTTTGGAGATGGATTTAATGAGGGATTTGATTCTTTGAGTGATTTGAGGCCATTACAAGACGATTTGTTTGTTTGGAAAGGAAGGGCAGAATCTTCTACAAGGGGTCAACGATTCAAAATTAGACGGGCTGTGGATGTAGATGAAAGACGAGAATATGTGGTTCTTTATTTAGAAGAAATTGGTGAAGAAGGAACTGGCCGATGAGAGCAAGTGCATATCTAGGTGAAGATTATACTGAGTTGCAGAAACGGCTGGATGAAATTACTAAAGATTTGGTCGAGGAGGCTAAATCAATAACCGGTCCGATTAATCAGTCCTTATTTCATTGGGCTAATGAAATTAGAAATTATATCATAGATTCTATGAAAGATACTGAAGTTGATTCTTCTAAATCTTATAAAGCCGGAAGAGCTAAACCTCATCATCCTTCAATGCCTGGTCATCCACCGGCAGTGGATAAAGGTAATTTGATATCAAGCTTGGTCTATGAATTTGGAGATTTGCAAGTAGAAATAGGGTCCGACCAAACCGAACCTCCATATCCAGTTTATCTGGAAGATGGAACTAGTAAAATGGCGGCTCGACCTTGGCTTGCTCCAGCAGTTGAAGAATATGAAGATGATATGATGGAGCAATTAGGCGAATCTCTTGAAATATTATTTAAAAGAGGGGATTGATGAAAGTAGCTCCTGTAGTTTTGCGTCTTAGACAGATTGCAACTAGTTTTGACGGCCAAGTTTATGGCGCTGCTGAAATGGTAGCCGCTGATAAAGAACTTCAACAAGTTCCTGCAGCTTTTGTGGTGGAATTGGATCAGAGGGCCAAAGAAATGGTGGGTGATTATGCCTGGAATGGTCAAACCCTGACCGAATATTTTGCTGTAGTAGTGGCCTTGAATAATTCAACGGATGTGCTGGGCCATACGGCCCATGAACAATTATTTGATATTCGAGCGGAAATTTGGAAGTCTATTTTAGGCTGGAAACCAACCGAAGAACAAATCGGTTTGAAGATAGAAACTCCTATTTCCTATGTGGGAGCAAAAATAGCTTTTCCAACAAATAGAGCAAGATTATGGTGGGAGTTTATATTCAAATTTGAATTTGTTATAGACACTGATGATGGAGTTGATCCAGAAACGTTTGATATGTTTGATCGACTTTGGACACAATGGATTGTGAATCCAAGTAGTGTTGAAATGGATAAGGTTAA